GTATGTTCATCCATTGGTTTACCTTGGAAAACACACTTCTTTACAATCTCTGTAAACTCACCACCCTCTGCACAAATACCTAGTGCGGCAGTAAGCAATCGTTCTGGTGAAACTCCAGAAGTTTCATCAATAATATCTAGTGCGTCATTAAACGCCTGTGGGTCTTTTGATTCGTCACTAGTTACTTCATCTACAAAGCGAGTGTAATCAAGCAGAAGGGTTTCGTCAGTCATTTGTTACTCCAATTAAAGTTATTCAAGTATATTACCAAAAGTTTATGGGAATGTCAAGTCATTTTACAGCGATTGCACCAACAAACATATGATTTCTCCAGAACGGTTGGATTTCGTTGAAGCCTGCATTATATAACATGTCAGTGATTTCATTCCAAGTGTTTGGTTTCATCATGTGTCGTAGTGTTCTTTCTTTATCCATAATGTCTTCTGTGTCAAAAGACTTTCTTTTGTAATCGTAATAATTGAATGTCAACATGTCTTGGAAGTTAGCATTCTCACAGATTGTTTTTTCTGAAAAGATAAATGCACCCCCATCATTTAGTCCTTTGTATATATTTTCAATAACCTGTTGTCTGTGCCTCTTAGGCATAAACTGTAGTGTGAAAATAGAAGTGACTAAAGATGCATTGTCGAATACAGTTTCACGAACATCAGAACAATCAAACCTCACCTTTGACCAAGGATGGATACTGTCGATTGTCTGTTTGCGTTTTTCCAAATCTGCAAAGAACCCTTCTGCAATCTCTACACCAATGTAGGTTGCATCATAACAGAAGTCTTGATTACTCTCAAGCATTCTTTGTGTTAGTTTACCAGTAGAACAACCAATGTCATACACATTAGTTCCATCTTCTACAAAGTAACGAGATAGTGCAATTACGTCATCAAGAAGATTTCCATAACCACGAATACTGTTTTCGATATGGTCATCAAATCCTTCTTCCCTATGTGCAAATGTAAAGTCAGCCATTATTTAATTCCTTTCAAAACTTTTTCATATACAGATTCAGCAATCGCCTTCATCATCAGAGGAGGCACCATTCTACCAATTCTTTCTGCCTTCTGATTCCACTTTCCAGTAAGTTTGAAATCATCTGGTAATGACATTATACGCTTTAATTCCCCTAATGTCAACTTGCGAGGTTCACTCCAGTGAAATGCACCAGCAGTTGTATCGCCACTACCCATTGCAGTAAGGGTTGGGGCAGGTTGATATTGAGATACACGTTTCAAGTTAAAGTGGTGTCCCTTTGGATGATAGTCCATTCCAGTTAGAACCTTTGGGGGGTCGTTCTCCATCTTACTGCCCGTCTGTTTCCAATATGCAGTATTAGTGAATTTCTCTGTTAAGTATTTGACTTCTTCTTCATCATACTCCAAATCAATAAGAGCGTCTTTCAATGGAATAACATTTTTACTTTCCTCTGGGAAGATGTTACCAATAGTCATAAAGTTGTAACCAGCCTTCTCAGTAATATCATTTCTTAGTCCAATGAAAATAACACGAGTTCTAGTTTGTGACACACCAAAGTAACGACTATCCAAAACCTTCGCACAAACATCATAACCAATGTCTTCAAAGGTATTATTGATTTTGTTGAAATACTGTTTTGCCTCACCAATAGTGAGTCCCTTTACGTTCTCTGCAATGATAACTTTTGGTTTAATCTCTTCTGCAACTCTTAGGAATTCAAAGAACAAGTCTTCAATATTCTCAACCATCTTACCATCAGAATAGTTCTTAGTCTGTCCCCACCCATCAGAGTGTTTACCATCAGCAGAATGTGAAAGTTTACCAGCCACAGAAAATGCAGAACATGGAGGCGAACCATCTAAAATATCAAGTTCCCCAACTTGTAGTCCAGTTGCATCCAAAAAGTCTTTACCAGTTAGTTCCTTAATGTCGCCTGGCAAGATTGGGGTGTTTGGATAGTTTTCTCTGTAGGTGTTCTGTGCTTCCTCTACGAATTCGTTTACCGCAAGAATCTTACCGCCTGCAAGACGATATCCAGTAGAGGAACCACCGCCACCAGCAAATGTAGAGACAACCTTGAATTTCTCAAGTGCCTCGCCATTATAAACGTCTTGTAGTGTATACGGTGTATATTTCATTTAATCTCCTATAACCAATGTTGGAACGATTCCATCTGGATTTTCTAAGAACTTTCTATAGAAACCTCTGTTCTTTAATGAGTTATGATTAACCTTATCCAACGTTAAATCAAGTTGAGTCGCACCACTTGGTGTTTTAACTAGTCTGTCAGAACAAACACACAACAATTGATACATGAAGTCTGCCCTACCAACATTAGACATTTCCCATGAATGTTTCATAAAGAAATCTTTAAAATCTTTAGTCAAACGATATGAAATAGAATCATCCATAATTTCTGCTTCTAACATGTCTAAGAAATTATCTGCAATTTCTTTTTCTCCAACATGATACATAAGTGAAGCCCAACCAGCAAAAACTCTTTTAAATGCACTATATTGAGGAACTCTATCAAAGAACCCATCAATAATTTTTTGGCCAGCAAGAATAACAGGTTTCCACTTGAACCACTCTTCCACTGCATTTTGCATTGTAAGTTTTACACCATCTCTGCGTTTCAAAATCTCACGCAATACTGTCACATCACTATCAAGTGCAGTCTTATCTTTTCTTTGAATCTCATCTTCTGCTTTTCTTGTTCTTGGTGATGCAGTCTTAGTAAAACAATCTGGTGTTACTCCCAAAACAACTGGTGTTGTTATTGTAACATCTGCAATTGCAATTGCAGCCAAACGATGTTGGAATTCTGTAATATTACCTTCGATGTTAAAAGTCAATGCCCCACCATCTTGCAACCAACCATCTCTAATAATACTATCAGTAATATTATTCACTTGAGCCTTTTTCATTTTTCGATTGTCATTATTATAATTGCCAAGAATATACCGAGCCATTTCTGGGGTAATCTCTTTCATAAAAACTTCATATTCTTTTTGTTTTGGGTTAAACCCTAATACTTCATCAATCATGTAAAAAAGTCCTCTAGTGTTGTCTGTGTTCCATAACTTCTGTCAATGTTCCATCCGATTTGATTCATAATAAACGTCAACGGTTCAACGAATGCCTTTTCGAACTGTTTATCATAATCCAAATATTGGTGAATGTCAAGTTCTTTTGGTAATTTAGTTATAAATGATATAACATTAGTCTGCATTCTATTAGGAGTCCTCATGTTGAGGAACTTAATTTTATCGCCTTCTTGAATGAGGGGATACTTGTTTGTTAACTTTTGTTGTCCAACAAAGTGATTGTAAAGAATGGCACCCTTACAATGCATTGGAGTTCCCTTCTTAAAGATAGAAGAACTGTCTGCCCAGTTTTTAAGTCCGTTCACTGAACGAGGAAATGCAATTGCCTCTGGGGGGAGTTCCATAAACTCTTTACGAAACTCTTGAATGAAGTTGTTTACATCCTTCTCAGTTCCAGACATAATAACTTTCAATGCCTCTTTAATCTTCTCACGACATGGGGCTGGAGTTGAAGACTTGACTGCCTCAATACCCATAATCTTTAACGAGGGTTCTTTGTAACGAACACCCTCAACATCCCATGCATTTAGAATGTATCGTTTCTTTGCCGTCCAGATACCTTTGTCTGCGATTACCTCACGTTTCATCTGCATCTTTTGGGCATAGGCATTCATTGTCTCAGCAAGAACTTGATAACTTTTATCAATAAAAGGTTCAATCTTCTCTTGAGCAACTCGATCAAGGAAGTCAACGGCCCTCCCACGATACGAATCTTCCGATTCACCATCTCTCTTTTCAAGCACAGAATTAACCAATCTGTCAAACGTGATATATACAGAATCCGTATCTGACGCAAGAACATAGTCAATGGATTCTGTTTTAAGAATTTTGTTAAGGTATTCATTTAATCTCCTTTCAATCCAACGAATAGATAATTGACCAGAAGTTGTAATACCCTCTGCAATCTTCAAGTCATAATATCTAAACCATTCATTACCAATCGCACCATAAGCAGAGTTCAATGAAATCTTTCGTGCCATCTGAATGTTTGTAAATTTTGAAACATCTTTTAGATATTTAGCATCCTTTGTATCTTCATACTTTTGTTTTGCTTCCAACATCTTTTTCTTGTAGATGGTTCGATCATTATACATCTCTTGCATCATCTCAGGCAAGAACCCAAGGTTTCGTTTTGAAAACATTGCACCATTAGGAGTGGCAGTTATATCTTCTGCAAGTCCAGATTTAGGAACAAGTTTACCATCAATAATAGCATCTACACCTTCAGAACCAAAGTTAAGTTGTTCTGGCAACAAAGTCTCTGGCGAGATGTTGTATTGCATAATCAAGTGTGGATATAGAGAGTTCAAGTCAAAAGATAGAACCCACTTGTGTTGTCCAACTTGTGGTTCTTTGACATATGCACCAACATACTTCTCAGATTTAGATATAGATGATTTCTTAGATGGAATGACAACCTTCTTCTGAAGCAAGTGATTGTAAATCAACACATCCCAATACTTCACAGAAGTGAATGCATCCATCATGTTTACCTTGGCCTCATACGTCATAGTGAGGAGCAAGTCAATCAGTTTCATCTTGTCATCTAGTCTATCGACTAGTTCAACGTCTGTGATGTTATAGTCAATAAAGGATTGATAGTCTTCAGTATACCATTGACGAAATGTTTCGTATGGGTTCTCATCCTTACGTTCACCAAGTTCAACAAAGGCGATATGGTCAAGTCGATAGGATTCTTGGTTAGTGTAAGTAAACTTTTTGTAGAGTTGTAGATAGTCAATATTCTGAATACCCATCAAATCATAAACTTGATCCTTCTTACCAAAACCAGAGTTTACCATACGTCCTTGCACTGCACCCCAAGGCGAAAGACGTTTCACAGACTCTTCACCCATGACACGTTCAATACGATTTACGATGTAAGGAATATCAAAGAACTCAGTGTTCCAACCAGTGATGATATCTGGATAATCATTCTCCCACCACGAAATGAACCGAGCGAGAAGTTCACGCTCAGTTGCACACTTGATATATTCCACATCATTACGAGAGGTTTGATAGTCATGCAGTCCCCAAACAATAATCTTACCATCAGAGTGATCTTTGATAGTAATAGAGAGCATTGGTTCGTCTGCCTTATCTGCATAAGGGAAACCATTCTCACACTCTACCTCAATATCAATAGTTACCTTTTTGATAAGGTCAGAGTCAAACTGGATTTGTTTGGGATACTTTTCTGAAATGTATGTGTAAGGAAATTGAGTCATACCATAGACAAGCCATGGTTGATTTTCATACCTCTCTACAAATTCTTTCGCCTCTTTAATAGACAAGAACTGCATAGGACTGACGTTCTTACCTTCAAGAGTTTTCCATCCAGTTTCTTTCTGAACTGGAACAAAAAGAGTTGGTTCGTATTTTACCTTTTCAGTAAACCGAGTTCCGTTGCGAATACCACGAACCAAAAGAGAGTTGCCCCACTGGGCAACATGCGTATAAAAATTCATCTAGACTACCTTCACAATTTGATATCATTATATAATAAGACAGGCAGAATGTCAAGAGAAAAGGGGAAGTTGTTCCTCTGCTGAGAAATGTTTCTCAATCATGTCAATTACATCTTGTGCTTCTGCAATCTTAACTAGTTCTGCTTCTACCGCTTCTGCAATATCAGAGTGTTCCCCAATACCAGCAGGATTCTTTAGGTATACTGAAACGTTTGCCTTAGCAAGTGCAATTTTACCTTCGTTATGTTTTCTGATCGCTTCAAGTAGATTCATTATGTTCTCCATTTTGTTCTATCAAGGAAAGTAGTTAGAATTTCTTTTGTGATACTTCTTCCCTTTTCTTTAATTAAAGGTTTTGATGCCGCATCTTTAAACACCGCCTCAATACCCATCAAACCAGGCGTTGAGTTGACTTCAATCATATAGGGTTTATCCTTTTCCCTATTCTTGGATGGAATGAAATCCACACCAACAATTGTTCCATCAACCGCCTGTGCAGCCCTCAAGGCTTCAGATGCCTCAAGTTCTGTAAGTTCATGTATCTCTGGTTCTGAACCTTGCGATACATTTGATCTGAAATCGTCTTTAATTACTGGACGTTTCATTGCACCGATAATCTCACCAGCGACAATGATTACTCTAACGTCATAATCAGTTGGAACATATTCCTGTAGAATAATGTCCACATATTCGTCTTCACGAACCAAGAGTTGAACTACACTGTGAAGAGATTTAAGACTCTCAATCCACATTACACCTACACCTCTTGAACCTGTAGATGTTTTAAGTATCAAAGGAAACTTATTGCCAAGTCTCTTTGCAGCGTCTTCTGCACCTTCACCATGTCTCACTAGAACAGTGTTTGGTGTATTGAAGTCGTTGCGTTGAAATACGACTTGATTATACCACTTGTCTGAACAAATGTCATGACATTTAGTAGAGTTAATTACTGTGTAACCTTTAGTCTCTAGGTTCTCAACTGCAACCCACCAAGACGTGTTCCCTGTCTTCACAGTAGAACCCATCCCTCTTGCCATTACGAGAGTGTCTTTTGGACTTATCTTAAATGGTTTTTCATATTCGGCATCTGCTTTCATAGTTGGAAGTTCTGCCTTACCATCTTCTCCTACTGGAAAAGAGTAGACATTGAAACCGTCTTCACCAACTGGTTCCATATACATTCCACTAAACTCTGCAAGATGGCACTCCAATCCCATACCCTTTGCAATCTTACGAATCATGGGCCCTGTCTCATTAGGGTCATGAGGGTCATCATGCGAAAGAATTAACAACTTATATGGTTGTTCTTTTTCTTCTGTAATGAAATTAGAAAATGATACTGCCAATTTATGCTTCTCTTTTTTTACCGATATTATATTTGGTTTCCAGTTCCCATTCATCTTTCTCTTTGAAAGCAATTACTTTAATTTGAGAAAGAGGTGCTTTGGGTTGTGCTTCTCCAATTATTTCAATCAACCCCCAATCGCCAAGTAATCCAGCAATTGAGTTGCGTCTTGAAATATCGTTTTCGTTTAGATTAGTGTCTTTGCCGTCAAGTGCAAAGAGTTCCTTGAAATGGACAATGTAGTATTTACCCTGTTTATGTAGGATATGACACGATTGATATAATTTTCTTTCTTTTCTAGAGGCAACGCCTATGCGAGATAGTGTCTCTCTCACTTTTAGGAAATCGTCTGGTTCTTTTAACTTAACCTCTAGCATCTGGTCGGGATGCCAAGTTGTTTCATTCATTTTCTTCCACCTTTATTCAAACTATCTTTGATAGCATTTATTTGTTCATTATCAAGTATAGAAAGAGCGGCCTTTGCCTTTTCATTACTAAAGCCATAATACTCTTTTACATACTCTAAGTCTTTCAATTTACTCGCTTTCACCCAAGGCGCATAACGTTTCCTAGACCTAACACTATTTAGTAAAAAGTCATATTGTAACTTTTTGTCCAAATGGTGACGCATATTGAGTTCATTGACTAACATGATAGTGTCATTAAAAGGTGCCATACATTTATTAATAATGAATGGAACATACTTCTTTTCCCACATCGGATCATCTGAGTCCATCAGATTTTCTTTTGTGGTATTGATTGAGTTAAGATAATCTTTTAGTTCATAACTCATTTGAATTGCACCTGTGTCATTACCTCAATCATAAATGCAAGCATGTTGATTTCTTGGTCTGCCACAAATGCAGATTTGTATTGATAATCTGCAACAGACAATACCAAGTGAGGAACTGTGGAAGGTTCAATTTGTTCATATAGTGTGTCATAGATTTTACGATACACTTGTGTTGGGTCGTTATCCATATTATTGGCAACCCATTTACGAATAGATTTGAAGTCCTTATCCTTTAGGAAAGAAACCAAATCATTCATATTTGTTTCTGAAACATTTACAAGAATTCCAGAATCAATTGCACCAGAGGCAGAGTAACGTTGAAGTTCATTCAACACCCTACGCCAGTCTGGGAAGTGTTTCTCCACAACACCAGCGACTGCCTTTGGTTCAAACTGAATACCCTCTGTAGTGAGGATATCAGTTACACGTTTGAAGAACTGCCCTGCAAGTTTTGGTTTGTCAGATGTTGGGATTTTGAATTCTACAACAGAACACCGACTATGTAGTGGTTCGATAATTCTGTTCTTGAAATTACATGTAAGGATAAACCCACAGTTCTTATGGAACTCTTCCATAAAACCACGCAACGCTGGCTGAGTTGACTGTGGGTTTAGGTAGTCTGCCTCATCAAGGATAACGAATTTTCTCTTACCATC